TGCCAGCCTGGATCGCACCAGCCAGCAAGCAGGTGATTAAGACCAGATCGTGCGCGGCTTGACTTGAGTACAAATTGACAGCTGATGTCGTCGGGAAGGTTAAACAGCTCAAGTGTCTCAGCCAAGCAAAACTCGCCGGACTGAAGCATGAACGGGTCATCTTCTGTCTTGTCCGCGATGTTGATACGCACCAACTCAGGGCTATAGATGCTTTCCACCATCAAGTAGTCACCCAGCCGCAAATCAAGGCTGGCAGGGTTCAGCAGCTCTTCATCGAATGGGACGACCATTTGGCTCTTCCGGCACCGAGCCAAAATCTCCCAATCACACAGAACTGCCATCCCTGGGACGCAAAAATCAATCCTACTCAGCTTGCCCCAGGATTTTCTTTTCAGTGTGATAAGCCCCCTTTTGGTGCATCTCAGTCACATCTCGCACCCACGGCACAAGCCAATCATTGACCCGTGAACACTGATCCCAGTTCACAGGCTTGGCACACTGCACAACAACAGTCGTCCAAAACGCACTGATAAAGGCCCAGATCCAGTACAGATCACTCATTGACGAGGATCACCCAACCAGTTCCAGGGCCTTCTACCTGCCACCGTTGATGGAACGCAGCCTGCCTCACTCGGACATTCCGCCCTAAATGCGGATTGCTATGGCCGCCTTTCTCCATCTCGGGATAGCCGCGAGGATCTTGCATGATCCACTCTGGATCGCTGCTGTTCTTACCCGCGTAACCACTGATCACGCTCCAATGACCACAACCCAATCCACTGCACATTGGCGGTTCACCTAAAAGCATGTTCCCGTGATGCAACCAACCAACCAGCACTGGTCTGCCATTTTCAATCTCCAGCTCCACCATCTCAGCATCGCCATCCTTCCGAAACTCAGCCTCAAGACCCAAGCTCCGTAACGCTGTTAGTTGAGCCTCTATTGACGTGGTGTCCCCAAACTGAGCACGAATTGCGTTGTACTCATCGTCTGTCGCAACCTTCAAGTAATACGCCGCCACCATGGCAGCCGCTGAACTAAAGCATTCCCTGTAGCCCGTTCCAGTCTTGTTATCAAGCTGTTTGAAGTACGGCATGTAGACCTCTTGGTCATAACCGCTTTCCTTCCACGCCTGGAACCAAGCCGCATCCTCATCCAATAGCTCTTTCGGCAAAGACTCTTCAAGCTGCTTGACGCTAGCCATTTGATGGGGCGTTCCACGGAAAAACTCGAAGAACGGCAGCAGCGAAAGGCCCACGCCAAACAGCACCAAAGTCAGTTGGATGATGCCTGACACCAACTACTTTTCAACTCTTGTGTCAGGGAGCAACATCTCACGCACATGCTTTACCGCAAGATCGTCTAAATCGTTGTCAGTCCTGGCGACAATCTTTTCCAGCATCGCCAAAATCAATTCCTTAAACGCTCTTGACTTCCAAGCGGTCATCAAGATTGGCTTGAGAATTAGAAGCATTGGACTGCCTCAAATAGCACCAATACGTTAGTGCCTATCCGTGTGACCTTCCAACCGCGCCACTGAACGCTCCAATTCGTTCAATCTGGCGAAGACTTCCATGTCTTTTGTCTTGATGTCGTTGTGCAAAATATCCAAGCGACCAGACAGATTATCGACAGCAGCAGTCAACCTGATTAACGAGTCCTGCCCGTTACGATTTTGACGGCTAACACCTGAAACACCCAGGCCAGCCACGGTGATTGACGCGCCAGCCACAGCGGCCCAGACTTCAACCATGAACCGCTCCAAATGCTCGCTTAATCATGGCAGAACCCACAGGTGAAGACCAAAAGGAAGGCGTCAGCGTTGCTGATCTCGTCAAATGCGCTGTTTTGGTTTGGAGCGCCACACTTCTCACCGTTTCTTATCTGGGGTTCTTCCCTCAGATGAAAATGGACAACACGTTTGTCGCCTCACTGCTAACAGGCGCCATGGCGTCATTTGGCATTGAACGCAAGAGCAATGGCAACGGAAATAAGAAGCCGACTATTGTAGATAACAAAGATTCCAAGGCTGGCATCAAATGAAGCGCACACTTTTAGTATTGGGTGTGACACTTTTGGGATTGCCTGCTCAGGCAGACATCACCCATAGAATCCAGTCAAGCGTTCAACTCTCGGTAGATGGCGCAGGATCGGTCGCGGCAAAACTTCCCAGTACGTACGCTGTTTCTGGTTCAAACATCACTTTGGACACTGCTGGTGGTCTTGGCGCCCTCACTGCCGGTTCCGCTGTTGGTTACACTCCTGCCGCTTACAGCGTTACAACTGCTGGCGACGCTTTTAGCTATTCAGAATCGTTTATTGAGGGAGACGACACGCCCTCAGCAACCACCGTCACGTCGGGTGTAGTTGGCGCATTGCCGATGCTGGGTTCAACCACAACCACCTCAGGCGGTGTGGCTGGCAACCTCTCGGGCAGCATTGCAACTGATGGCGCCCTCACAATCACAGCTGGTGGCGCTGGCACATCAGCAATCGGTCAAGTCATTCAAGAACTGACCATCAAGTGATGTGGACAGGCATCTGGATCACCTGGGGCGTGCTTTCCGTCATTGCTCTTGCCGCTCCAGAAGCTAAATCTTTGCCGGTAGTGCCCAACTTTCAACAGGGCTCGCTCTCTAGCACCACAAAGACAACGCAGAAAATCACTGAGGTGATCAACTCGTATCAGTACCGAACTGGCTACGAGCTAACCGTCAGCGGAACAAACGTTGCCCCCGTTGGCGGTGTTGTTGCCACAGACAAGCTGGTCAACACAACGAACAACTTGAACGGCGTGACAAGCCACTGGAAAGGACTTGATCCAGCCAGTAAGCCAGATTGGAAAATTGTTGATCAGGGTGCGTCGTTCCAGTTCATCGAGACCTACAGCGGCCCAGGGCTGACGAATCACACGGTCATCAACAGAACGACTGACATCGAATCCCTTACGGAGACGCTCAGCACCTTCACCCAATGAAGCGAGTCTTAGCAACGCTTTTGCTGCTCTCCGCTCCGGCACAGGCTCAGGTGTCCAGCACTGCCGCGCCAGTCGCGAACAGTTCAGGATCCGTGACCAATCAGGCTGTACAGGTTGTTCCTGGGAAGGGCTTCACTTATCAATACGGGAACTTTTCCTGTCAAGGAACAAGCCTCACAATCAACCCGTTCCTGAGCACAACTGTTGGCTGGGCAAGCCCCTACGAGTCCCACTACAACGAGCCTGTTTATGACACTCTCGATTTGGTTGGCGCGTTTGATTCGGAAGGGAATGCCATCCCGGATGGCGTCCCCGATAATCCGGGGAATATCCTGTTTCATCGTCCGATTCGTACAGGGCAAAAAACGAACTACTCGATTAACGGCGGCATCACTGCCACGATTTCGATACCGCTGGATCGCGCTCATATCAAGAGCTGCCATCGAGCGGCCGAAAAGCAAGTGGCGCTTTTAGAACAACAGCTGGCTGATAAACGCTTAAATCACGAGATCGCCAGACTCAAGAATTGTGGAGAACTACTGCAAAAGGGCATCACCTTTCATCCCGACAGCCCCTACCGCGGAATCTGTGCTGATGTGGTCCTGAAAAATCCGCCAGGCACCTTGCCGCCCCACACACACTCAATCCCTACTTCCGCAAAGACCGCTGAAACTTCTGCCGCTCAAAAACAGACTCAACCTTAGTTTTCTTCCCCAGCTTTTCCTTGATTTTCTTAATTGTCTTCTTGACGATGGGTTTGACCGCTTTGAGCAGGATGTCCCCTAACGGTTTGACGAAAATGGCCGCCGTAGTCGCCACAGCCGCAATCGTTGCAGTCGTCGCAACAACAGGCGCACCAGGAAGATAGTTGCCAATGATGGTCGGTATTCCCAGCGGCTCATAGATCGCCTCACATTTTCCGTCGATCACCTCGTAACCAATGATGACGGCAGTTTGAGATTTGTTCTTGCTTCCTAAAGGCAATGCGTCAGGAGGAGGACATGGCAGCTCAGTGTCTACCTTTGGTTTGTCAGCTGTAAACGGCTCAGCTGGCGGGGGTGCCGAAGCCGGCTGTTTTGAGCGATCAGCCGGTTTTTCCTCAGGATCAAGCTTTGGCGGCTTTGTTGTTTGGTGCGTGTGTTGACCTGGCGTGTAATCCAGCGGCTCGTAATGTGGGATCTCACCGCCTGGCATGTCAGCCACCGGAAAACCCAGCATCAACGTGACTGGTGGCTCAGCTGGCAATCGTGGCGGTGGAATAACTCGCTGCGCCCCGATGCTCGGCACGCCTACTGTTCCAACACCAATTTCCTGAATCTCTGGCATGAAATCAGAACGGTTTACAGCAGGTCAGCTCTGGATTGAGCGGAACCGCAGAAGAGAGGGGCCGCCTGTTGTTTACACCGTATTGTGCGGCAAATCTGCCAGACCATTCACCGATCCAAAAGCACTCCTCAAATGGGTTAAGTGGCCCAAAGGGACACCAACTGGTGACGCCTTGCGTGCATGGTTAGCGTCGTTTGATCAGAAACCAGAAGCACCCGCGCCAGAACTTGATATGGCAAAAATCAAGGCGGAAGGCTTCGGACCGGAAGCTCATGAAGAGGATCCGACTGCCAACACTAAAATGGTGACTTGATCGCCGGACCTGTCTGCGTCGGCAGCTCTGGCATCTCGGGGATTTCTGGGACGGGGACTTGATCAAGAATCGTCTTCGTCAGTTCCAGCTTTAGCTCGCTGATATAACGCTTAGTCATTGACGGAATGCTGGTGTAAAGCATCATGCCGCCAACCATCATCGTTCCAGACATCACGAAGCCGAGAACGCCCAGCAAGTTGTAGACCTTTTGCATGGTTTCCTAGATACAGAAAAGGCCCCCTTTCGGGAGCCCAATACAGAAACGTGTGAAGAATCCAAGCTAGTTATAGCTCAGAAGCTGTACTTCACACCCAGTTTTCCACCGTAGGTGCGGTCAACGTCATCGCTGCCAGAACCCAGGAAAGAGACCTCTCCGTAGATGTTGAGTGACTCCGTAGCAGCAACAGAGATGCCTGCCTTGCCAGAAGGCACGGTGTCGCTAGCAACGCCATCGGGGGCTACATAAGAACCACCGCCCTGGACGTACCAGGAAGCAGCATCACCCAGTTCGCCTTCGTAGCCAACGTGGAAATCAGTCGTTGCTCCGGCGTAGTTGGTGCCACTCCAGCCAGCGTTGTTTTCAACGTTGACGTAAGGACCGGCGATCGCAGGAGATCCCAGCACAGCTGCTGAAACGGCGACACCACTCGCAATGAGAGTTTTGAGCATGGGTGGAAGAATTAACGTTTTCCCTGTCCACGATACTTCTTACGTCCATGGGACGGTTTTGAATGTGATCCATCACCTTGACGTGTCTTTTTTGGCTTGCTAGGGACGAAGTTTTGCCCGTTAAGTGACTTGGCCATTACTCTTTTGCCTCTTTGTCAAAAGCATAAAAGCAGTCAGGCAAACTCCTGCTGCCATCAAGCGCAAGAACTTGAACGGCGCAGCGCGAAACTGACTGTTCTTGATACCAAGCACTAGCCACGGAACTGCTGATACTTTTTGGCTAGTCCAGTGAAAAGACCCCGCATCGGGTGATCAGGATCATCCCGACGATCGAACACATAAAGCTCATTGAGCCAAGCTTGGCGATTCGCCATAGCCTCAACATCCTCCGCGCCAGGCTTGCACGGAATCATTGGATCAGGTCGTTCCATCAACTAGAGGCCATCAAGCCGTGAGCACTTGCAAAGGCTAGAAGGGAATTCACCTTTGCCTCAAGCTCGCGACAATACTCAAGCAACTCTGCGTTCGTCGGTGACGCTGCATCTGCAACCGTCATCGTGCCATCAGCGGTTGGCAACGTTCCAGTCGTCGCAGTTGCCGACAGGTCAGCAACATGAGTCGACTGCACAGCGGCTGTCGCGCCAAAGAACCCAATCGTGTTGGCGTTGATCTCAAGCTGGGTCGTCAGTGTGCCAGCAGTTTGAACCTGGAGACGCAGACGCCCATCCTCAGTGGTGTCGCTTGCATCGACGATGCTGCTTTCAATGGCGCAGTAATCAACCTCATCAGGGGTTGTGTCATCGTTCTTCCCACGGAAGAAAATGGTGCTCAGCGTGTCACCGTCCTGACCCGCACCAGATGCTCCGCGACGGTGGAACAAAGTGATGTCACCGCCAGAAGCAGAATCATCCGCATCACACTCTGAGTTGATCGCCGTACCAGTCAGGCTGGTGGTCAGATGCAGCGGATAAGCCGGAGCTGTTTCACCAACGCCGACATACGGACCAAGCAACCTGATGCGGCTTGCAACGGTGCCTGCGTTGGACGACATCAGATCAAGGACGCCAGTCTCTGAGCCGTCCGTTGGATCGTTTACCTGCGCAATGATCTGCGCATAGGCGTGATCATTGGCTCCATCGCTTTGCCCACGGAACTCAATGTTCCCGAGGTTGTCGTTGGCAGCAGGTGATGCAGAGTTGCGATACAACACCACATCAGGTGCAGTATCTAGGCCAGCATCGCTGTTCTCAATGATGACCTGATCAGTTGTGTCGGTGCTGAACAGGTGCAGCTGTGCTGCTGCCGTTCCATCACCAATCTGAAACCCAGAGGTAGTGAACTTGGCGTTGAATGTTGAGTTGTTGCTGATCGCCACCTCATTGGCAGCAGTCCGATAAATCCCAGACGTGCCGTTGTCGCTAAGAAAGCCAAGCGAAGGCGCACCAACACTGCCATCAGGCAACGTGCGGAACAACGTTCCAAACGTCAGCGTCTTGTTCTTGTCGACGTTGGCAGCTTCGGAAACATCAACAACAGGCAGGAGATCACCTGTTGCTGGTGCTGTCAGCGCAGACAGGTCGGAGATTTTGCGATCAGCCATCAGTCAGTGAGATCATTGTTGGCAACAGAAGCCTGGTAAGCAGCAATGACTTCATCAGTCCAGAGGGCAGAAGCAATGTCCTGCACCTCTTGAACTTCACCGCTTACGTCATCGCCAGGGTGGACAACATGCCGGTGATGCGTACGCGCTATTACCGCACCATCCTCTTCCAACACAGTGGTAGTGCGGATTTGTATGGTCTGATTAGGCAGGATTTCTTCTTTGTATTCAAATCGTTTTGTAATAGCCATTAAGAACGTCCTCCAGACGAAATAGGTTTAGGCGTAGTTTTGAGCCGTTGCGGGCAAGGTTAAGCCGCTTGGTAGGTAAGGCTAACCATAATGTATGCGCTGTTATTAGACTTATCTGTAACTTGTATACTACTAGCTGAGTCAGCGTCCCTAGTCTCAACAAAAGTAATTTCATTATCATTAGTAATTACACTGCACGACACGTTTCTCGTTGAAATATGAACGTCCCAATAACTCAGTCGTACTGGACCTTGAGGAAACACTGAAGTCGTAGATTGAGAATTGAACGGAAGCCCGGCAACACGCAAAGCTCCTGAGCCTGCACTACCTGTTGTAATAGTGTGAACATAGCAACTGGCATGAACTGTGTCACCAATTTTGGTATAAATACCTGTTTGACCACCATATGTATAAGTTCCGGCTGTTGTAGCTCCCTTAACAGTCGGCGTCCAAGTACCTTCTTCGTAGTCGTCTAACAACTCACTACTTGTAGTGCCGCTTCCATCAGCAGTACCGCTGAAATCGATACCGTGACCAGACGCTACAACTAAATCGCCATCTTCAATAGTTACGTTGCCAGTGCTTTCAACAGTTAATCTTGCTGTCGGTGACGCACCATCATCACCGTCATTAGTGCTAATTACGAGCTTGCCCTTTTCGTCATCAGCCGTGCCATCGTGTGACACCTCAATCTGAGCAAGCGTTGAAATCTCACCGCCAGACTGCTCGCCTTCAAAGATTAGACGGCTTTCACGTCCGCCATCCGTATCTTCTTCTGTGCTGTTTTTCAGCGTGACGTAAGGCTCAGTGCTGCCAACCTCAAGCACCGTTCCAGGAGCAGCCTCGGCAATACCGACGTGATCGTTGCCTGCATCAACAAACAACAGGTTGGCCTCAGCGTCACCTTCAACGCGGAAGTCAACGTTTGCACCGCTGTCGTTAAAAACAACTTCAGTCGTTCCAAACTCAACACGCTCAACACCGTTGGTGGCAACACCAAGCTGGTTAGCAGCAGGGCGAAACAGACCAGTATCTACGTCATCAGCAAATGCAAGACCAGGGGCGGCAGCAGTGCCGTCTTCCATCAGCATCGTGCCGTCAAGCTCTTGGATAACAATCCAATCCGTGTTAGCGGAGTTTCTGAGCTTCAGCTGATTTGCTGTCGTGTCAGCCCACCACTGGTACGCATAAGTCGTGGCAGGAGCAGTGGCGTTGCTGTTGTTGCTGACGATTGCAGCCAGTGCATTATTCAGGTCAGCCCTGACTGCAGCACCAGAGGCATTAGCAATGATGTAGTCGTGGGTTGCCATGCTTAGGTCTGTTCGGTGCCGTAGCCAACCGCTTGATACTGGAAATTACGATCAATCGCAGTGTTGCTGCTATTGAAGAACGTAATCGTGAACCCAGTCCTAGAGGCGGAACTCACCTCATAGTAATCCCCTGACGCAAGATTGAAAGCCGTGATGCCAACCCCAGGCTCTTGGTAGAAAGCATTTGTGAACGTCACCGCCTTAGCTGCAGCACCTGAGGCGATGGTTGCGCTGCTTTCTGTACGCGATTCCATCTGCATCGTGTAACCAAGCTCATCAACAACCGGCGTTTGGTCAATGTGATCAGCGGTCAGCTCAGCCTTGAACTGGAACTGCCTTCCAGTGTGACGGCCTGATTCCATGGGCACCCAAGGGCCGAAATCAATATCAGATTCCATTTGAATCTTGTCCGTTCCATCCTCAAGCAAGAAGAAATCGCCATCCTCAAGCAAAAGCTCTTCGTCTGTTGTCGCCTGATCACTGGTGCGGAAGTACATCCCAGCAGATGTGTCATCTGGGATGTCACCATCAAAATCTGACCAACGATCAAACAGCTCTGCGCGGTCATCAATCGTGTCTGCGGGATACAAGCCACGGGTCGTCAGCTTGCGTGTAAACACAACACTGAACACCCCGCCAAGATCCAGGATGTTGTTGAAGAAATACTCGCCAGCAGCTAGCCGCGTTCCAATGAAATCAAAATTGGCAAGCTCGTCTAAATCAGGGACAGCGTCAAACGTCGCGTCACCATCAAGCACCAAGCCGTCGTATTCAGTGTCGAAGAAAACATCGACTTTTTCGCCTTGGAATGGCGGGGAGTCTGTGTCTTCCCGACGCACGTCAATGTTCAGTCGCGGAAGCGCGTTTGGCAGATCAATGACTGCACTAGCGGCACTTGCGCTGCGCTGTCCGCTTTCGTCTTGGAACTTGACCAGATACTCGCCTTCAATCAAAGGCAGCGTTACCTGGGTGTTTTGAGCCTTTACCTCAGCAAGCAATGTGCTGTTAGGCCATTCACCCGTTCCATCAATCTGTGGGGCATGGCGAATGATCGCCGTAAAAGCACTTGCTTTCAAACCAGTTGCTGGGATCTTCCAACGTAAGATCACCTGATCGCCTTCAATCGCTTGCAGCGTTACATCAGCAGGCGTTGGCGGCAGAACAACAGCATCAGGGTCTTCAGGATCAATGTCTGGGACAGGCACAACACCCGTCACATCAATCCATGCAGACTTTTTGCTGACGGGTGGAGCGCCAACCGCACGAAGTTGAAAAGTGACTAAAGCACCTGTCGGGAATCCATCAACTTCAAAGTTTGTGTTTGTGGTTTCCCCGTCGATGTAGTTGCCATCCCCGATCTTGTATCGGACTTCAAAGAAGAACGACGCACCATCAAGCCCTCGGCTCCAAGATGCAACCATCCGGTTTGTGGCTGTTTGCCCAACCGTGACCTGCTTAAAACTTAGGGCTAGGTTGATTGGCTCTGCCGGAGGATCGTTGAAGAGCGTTACGTCTTCAAACTCAAGCGGATCGCCAAGGTCTGCAGTGCTGTAAATGCTGTCGTTGAATTCAACACCAGTGATTGCGTATTTGCCTTCACCGTTGTCTGCAACAGACAAGCAACGGAACTTTTGGTGCTGAACAGCTGTTGCCGTGATTGACCAAACCGATTGCGCTAGCGGGGCAGAGCTAAACGCTTGGGTGGTGATAACACTGCCAGAAACACTGGTGATCGTTTTGGTTTCAATGCTTCCATCCGCAAGGGTGCAGGTCAGCTGTTCGCCACCACCATCAGGCAAGTCGATTGTTTGATCAGCTGTGATCTGCGTTGTCGTAGCACTGCTGACACGTCCTGCTAAGCGGACGCCTTGGCGCATCTCGTCAGACACCGCAAAGACTTGACCAGGCAAGACAACAGCACCCTGCAAGCCAGTCACAAACTTGACGATCTCGCCGTCAATTTCTTCTGAGGCAAGCATCCAGCGGCCAAGACGCTGCGCTTGGAACTTGGACGTGCAACCGAAGCCAACAATCTCTTTTTCCTTGTACCCGTACTTGGCAATCAGAGCTGAGTCTTCCACGCAGACATAGTTCGTCTTATAGAAGTTTTCTGGGTCGTTGTAGCGAACAGTGATCTTGGTGTTCCGCGTCTTCAGCGATGTGCCTGAATAGTTGAACGCTCCACCAATCACATTGCTGTTGCTATATAGGTGGACCGGAGCAACATCAGTGCCATCAAGGTTGCCGTGATCTGCAGTTGCCTGGATCGTGTTTGCCTGCCAGTACAGCATCCCGCGAAACACGCTTGCGAGATCCTGCAAAACGCTGAACGCCTCGGCCTGTTTGCCGATGACAACGTTGCAAGCGAAGCGTGGTTCTGTAGTGCCGTCAGGGTTAGCGACAAGCTGGTTTGCGTATCGAGCAAGCGGATAGAGATCAACCCAGCTGACGTTTGCTGCCTCTACAAAATCACCCGCTCCATAACGCGGATTGACCAGCATGTCGTACCAGCAGCACACGGGGCACGTCGTCCATGCCTCTTTAAGAGCACCGTTAAATGCGCCCTCGAAACCTAAGCTGCCGTCTTTTTTGACAAATGCGTTGCTAGGGATCTGAACGATCCTGCCTCGGATTTTGTACGCCCTAGTGGGCAAGCTTGCGAACTGCCTTGTTGATAGGTCAAGTCCTGCAACAGCACAAAAAGGATATGCACTGCGTAAATCCTGAATTTCAATCAGGCTTGTCCAGATGATCCTGTTGGCTCTTCCATTCGCAAGTGGCGTAGATTTTGAAACTTCTTGAAAGTCATCAAAAGAAACTTCAAAATGTTTTTCCTTGAGGTTGATCTTCCTTACGCGAACGTTCCAAGGGCCTTCGCCATGCAGCGTGATACGTGGGGTCTTGAACTGATAATCACTAACCGCAATACCTTTGATCGTTTTGTTGTAGACGTTCTTAAAGGCTTGCCCTTGCGGCTGAACGTCAACCTTGAATTGGATCTTGCCAGAGAACAGTTGTCCTTTTGCTAGTCCTTCCTGTGCTGTTGAGAACAGGCGCGGAATGGTAAACAACAGCTCAACAGACTCAACATCTGTGTCTGTAATCTGCCTTGTGACACTGCCAGCACCGTAGTCACGAGCTGTGACCTTGTTCTGCGCATTCAGTGTTTCGCTGTAGTTTTCCCCGATCTCAGTGGCAACATCAGTGATCGTTGACGTTCCTTTTTTGCCCTGCAGCAACTGGCTCTGTGTTGCGCCGCCAGGCTTAAAGTCATAAGAAACGTCTTCCGACTTGAAATTGAGTTTTTTACCAGTTTGGATTGGCGTTTCTTCAAGGAAAATTCCTTGCTTCGTTCCAACAATGCCAGCGATAGGGCCTTCACAGAGAAGGTCGACAAACTTAATGACGGAAGTTGAGTTAAGTGCCATGGTCTAGCCGATGTCGTACCCGTATCCTTGCCAATATAAAGTCGGTTTGCTCGTAGCCCTGAAATCGATAATCTCAACAAAAGGCTCTACCTGGCCATCGAAGTCAGGATGCTCCATCCGGTGGATCCATCTATAAATGCCGGCTGCGTTTGCTGCGTTAAGCAGTAGTCCCTGGACCGTGGCCTGCGACGAAGCCACAACTTGGTCCTCTTGGCCACCGTCAAATTGAGCGACAATCTCGACTCTGTATGTAATAAACCCATCGACTAGCGTTGTACCAGGGCCGCTAACACGGTCAAACAAGCCATCCCGAAGTTCAAAGACAAGATCAAACTTATCCCTATCGCCTGTTTTTACAGCAAGTGAATCATTGCCGGGAGCAACGTTTCCATCTTGCAGCTTGATAAACTCATTTCTTTTTACGTTCTCATCGTCAGACTTTTGAACAGTTTTATTAGACCGCCTGACAGTCACGCCTGAGGCGGATTCAAACTTGCCAAAACCAATCTTTTCGCCACCTATCAAAATTGTTTGCTTGCCAGGTGGCTTGATTGATGTCTTCAGTGGATCGGATTCATCCGCAACATCAACAGTGGCGCTGAGCAAATGGCTGCCGATCAAAACTTCCCCGTAAGCCACAGGGATCGTCGCTCCAACACCAACTGTGTTAGCAGCACCTGTGTAGGCGTAAGACTGCCTGCCGTCAGTGCCCCGCACAACTGACTGGGGGCCATCAGTGCTTGACGACTCACCGCTTCCTCTTAAGCCGCCTCCAGCAGTGCCCCCACCAATATCAACACCACCAATTTTAGGAATTGTTGGCTGTGGCGATAAGAGCTGGGAAACGCCGCCCAAAACCAAACTTGCACCGATTGCACCGATTGCTGCAGATGCACTTGCTGTTAAAAAACCAACCCCGACAACACCGCCACCACCAATGCCTGCGCCAAGACCTAAAAAACCGCCGCCTAAAGGGCCGAGCGTAATCGCTGCAGCAACTAACGCAACCCCAGCAACTACCTTGCCAACACCGCCGCCACTGCCTGCAATGACAGGCGTCAAAATCAGATCTTTGCTGCCAAACGGCAACTGCAAATCTTCAAGGTCTAAGTCCGTTCCAGCCTGAATCAGGCGATAGCCAACGCCATGCTCATGCGCATGAACTAGCTCATGCTGAAAAGCAGGGGAATTGACGCAGAGCAGCTTGATCGCATCTGCAGGCGTCCGCAGATCGTAATAAGTGTGCTCGGCACCATACCGCTCACCCAGATCACCCAGCAGTCGGACGACCTGCTGCATAGCGGAACACTGCTGCAATCCTTTCGACATAGTACCGCCGCAGCGGCTCGATTGCACTTAGGGAGTCTTGCCGCTGATGCAAGATCAACTCATCAGGCAACAAAATTGCGGCGTGCATTGGAGTCCGCGTATCCAGCCTCATGATCAAAATATCGCCGGGCTTTCGCCGCTCCATCGCAACCGGCTTAAACCCGATTGCCTCTGCCTGCTCTAGAAAAATGCTGTCACAACCTTCTAAATCATCGGGCCGCGCAAAGTCAGGCAGCTGAACGCCTTGCAGTCCAAACCAGTCGCGGATCAACGTAAAGCAATCGTTGACGCCGTAATCCCACTGCCGACCGATCAGGGATTGATAATTAACCATTGCTGTTCAGGCATAGACCAGATGTGCCATGGCACGTTAGTGCCGGTGCAAGAGGATTTATCGGCAGAGCTTGCCGGACCTCCCATTGGGTGTGAATGAATGACTGCCTCAACCTTGCCGTACATAGCCGCTACCGCATAATCACGCGGCTCAATTACAAAATCCTGCTCAGGGTCTTCTGCAATGTTGCGACAACGCCAATACCGACCATTAACAACAACGCCGCAAGCTTCCCGAGGCGCTTGCTCTAAAGCATGAGCCTCAGCCTCAAGCCTGAAGTCTTGCACCAGGGAATCCTCCAAACGGAAGCAAGCCTGCTGTAAATCGCTTGGCACAGCTGGTGTAACGCTTAGCGCACTGATCGTTGGCCTCAGTAGTTGGCTTGTCGTTTAAGTCAAAAAAGGCAGTGCCTTTATAGCCACATTCAGTCCCGCGATACTTCCAAGGGCAGACCTCAAGAACCTGACGACGCGGCAAGCCAAGATTGGTCAGGTCTAACTTGCTTGTAAGTTCAAACTCAACATACTCAAGGTTTTCATTGGCCACCCTGTCGAGATACCAAATCTCATCCTCAAACTTTGCGGTCGGGTCAGCGGTTGCATTGCCGCTAGCAAAGTTCTCCGAGTCCAAGAATTTTTTGCAGGTACGGATGCGCGTAACCTTTGCCTGCAACGGGTTGTAGAGCACAAGCAATGCCGAAATAGCGTTGTTTGCGTTTGCAATCTTCATTGATGGCCTAGGCAACGTGCCCTTTGTTGTTACCTCAAAGCCATCAACTTCGATGGGATAGGCCGTGTAAGTGATTCCGGCAAAAACAACGTTTGCACTCAATTCGTTCGTGCCAGCGTGGTAGTAAAAGGTTGTATCAATGCCGTTCACGGCCTCAGTCAGCTCAAGCTCAAACAGCTCGATGATTGCTGAGGGCTCAAGCGACTGAAGCTGTTCTTGAATTGACTGTGGAACGGTCATGCTTCAAACACCTGCTCAAAAGTCGCCTGGATCGTTGCACGATTCAGATATGGGATGGACTTGCTCCAGTTGCGGCAAATGTACTTGGTGCTGCTGCTTTCGCCAGGCGGCGTGAAGTCAAAATTTTCCGTTCCACCACGCGCATCCAAGAAATCTTCAATCGTGTCTGCGTCTGTTTCGGACACCTCAAAGGTCAGGTTGTAAGTCTTAGGGTTTTGGTTGATGCCGAACGTAGTGCGCTGGCTATACCCTGAACCGAACTGTGCGATCCGCACATTCGGTGCGCTTGTTTTTTGGATGCCGTAAGTCGGCTCGATAGAAGGGAAGGTAGCCATTAGAAGAGAAGACCTCCAGGGCGTTTTTGCTTGATCAGTTCGGCTTGCACGGCTGCACCAATCGCCGCGCCAAGTGCTTTTTGCTCTTGTGCATCACCCTCGACGCTAGAGCCTGAGGCGTCAACGTTCACCACGATGTTAGAACCTCCCATTGCGTTGTTTGGAACGATATTGCCTTGCGCTCCAGGGACAAACAGTTCAGGGCCTTTTTCGCCAACGAGGTAAGGCTGTCCCGCTCCAACAGCTCCGCCAAGTGCTTTTCCGGGAATAAGACCGCTTACATCAGTGTTCGCGCCAACGCCTGAGTAGCTTTCGATCTGATTCAAGCTATTGGTATTGATTGCATTCCCTCCTCCGCTAACCGCTCCTCCAAAGAGCTGCAGGCCGATTCCGAGGATTTGCATCTTGATCTGAGCTGCAATCATCTGGGCAGCCATATCAAGGAAGTGATCCGCTGTGCGCTGGAACAGGTTCGCCAACGCTTCTTGGGCAGTCATGCTGCCAGACACAACACCTTTAAATGACTCTGTAAACGCACTTCCAAATGCTTCAGAAAGCGAAATCAGCTGATTTACAGGGTCCATCATGTCGTTGATTTTTCCCTGAAGCTCATCCATGTAATCCAGCACTCTTTGCCGGTCACTCTTGGGAGCTAAAGCCTCACCAATAGCCCCTTCTGCTTTATCTTTCTTGCCCGGCAGTCCTTCAATTTTATTTTTAATTTCTTCTAATTTATCAATTTGGTCCTGCAGTGCTTCGGTTGTTGCGCCTTCCGCTCTAGCTTTCGCAATAGAAAACTCAACGCTCTTAAGCTGCTGCTGCAGCAGTTCTTCTTGCTTAGCAAAATTTCTATCTAACTCTAGTAATTGTTTTTTCAGTTCAATAGCTTGCTGAGCAGCTGCAGGTGTGCTGCCGTTCCTAATCAATTCGGCGTATTCACGCTCGAACGCCATCTTGTCTTCGTGCTTCTGGATAATCTTGTCCAGCTGTTCGTCAGCACGGTTAAAGGCTTTGTCAGCACGTTCCAGTTGTCGATCAACGGCCTTAATCTCTCGTTCGATTGCTCGCTGCTTCTGTTTGTCTAAACGATCTGATGTTTTACTAGCTTTTTCGGTTGCGGTGTTTATCAAATCGTTGCGTTTGTTTTCCAGAGCTAAAAGTTTTGTGTTTCTTTCCAACTCAATTAACTTTATGTCAGCGCCGTCCTTCAGCATTTTTTGGCGGGCTTCTTGGAAGATATTGGCTTTTTCCAGATCAAATACCCGCTTGCTTGTTAAATCGCCATCTAACTGAGCAATGGTTAAGTTGTTTTCGGCAATAACCCTTTCAGCAGACCCTGCGCGTAGACGTTCTACCTGAGCTTGCAGTTTGCCTTCTTCCTCTTCGCGTATTTTGCGCTGTATTTCTACCATCTCTTTTTCTATCTTTACTCGTTCCAGGCTTGGCATACCCTTTGCGCCTGCCTGTACAGGTTGTGCAGCAAGTTTTGCCTGCAGTGCTACTTGTCTTGGGTCTGTAGAGGCTTTTGCAGCGCTTAAAAGTCCGCTAATTTCTAAACTTGTGGCTATTTCTTTTACAACCGGCCCTGTTAAACGGGCGATTTGAGCCAAAATCTGTGTGGTTACTTGGGTTAGCGCATTCCCAAAACGTGTTGAAGCATCGCCAAAAGCTGTAAGAGCTTCAACCCCTTCGTCCCCGACTACTAACGCAAGTTGACTTGTTGCAGCCTCAAGCGCTGCTTGCTCTCCTGCCAATTCTTCGATGCTTTGAATTGCATCCTGTATTGGGCTGCCGACTACCCCTAAAGATTCAACAAGTGCGTCTACATCTGCTGTAACAGGATTTAGCGCTGCCCCTAAAGAAGCCGCTTGAGCAGCAAGTTGGTCGAATGCGCCGCCAAGGACCTGCAGGGCAATGGCTGCTGGCCCAAACGTTGACCCAGATATAGCGCCGCCTAAGGCACCACCAAGCGCCATACCTGGGCCGCCGCCAAACAGCAAGGGAAAGGCACCTGCACTAACCGCAGATCCAAATCTTGCTTGACTTTTTGCTTGTCTTGCTAAGGGAGAACCCGGAATATTAGTTCCTCCCCCAACTGGCATAAAATCAATCCCGGAAATCCCGAACGACTGAAATCCTGGTTTAGGTGCTTTAACGGGTTTAGCGGCTTTAGAGGCTTTAGGTACAGGTTGTTTTATACCTTGCAGCCTTTCTTCTTCTTTAAGAAGACGATTCTGACGATCCAGCTGTTCATTAAATTCTTTTTGAGCGGTAACAAGTGCTTTTACAGCTTTTTTCTCTGCCTCTGTTCCAAAAGCAGCGTTACGAAGAGCCCGCTCAGCTTTTGCTACAGCCTTAGAGTAGTTATTAACGTTTGCAATGTCTTTAGCAGAAAAAGTTCCTTTTAGTGCTTTTCCGGCTTTTATTGTTGCGGCGTTAAGGCTACCTACTTCTTTATTTACTGCTTTTAGGCTATCTTTTAATACCTTAAGCTCTCGGGCTCCGCGCAGGGCAACCTCAATTTCTACGTTGTAGTTGGCCACAGCGGAGCACGTAGAAGCATATAAGCCAGTCTACCGTGCGCTCATTGTTCGCGCCCTAGAGCTGGTTTTGGCGTTTTGCACTGCTTTTTCCTGCTGTTCGTTATGCAGCTCGAAGTAAGCGGCCCAGCCAACTAGCTCTTCTTGCGTTAGGTGCTGTGTGAGTTGGGCGACTGTGGTGCCTAGTTCCTTGGCCAGGAAATAGATGAAATACCAGTCGCTATTAGCTTTTCAAGGATGCTTTCGCGTCCTCCACTTTGTTTTCTGTGCCGGAAGACAGCATGGCTAGCTGAATCTCCTGCAGGACCGACGCCTCAACAGCGTTTTTGAGAACCGCCCTTTCGCCATCCTGGAATAAGCGCGTGCCTTTTTCGTCGAGTGCTTTTTCGATCAACATGCCAAGAGCGAAGTCATTAGCGTCATCCGAGCCAGCTTTCTTTTGGATGGACTCGCGCTCTGCAATGGTGAGCGGGTGCCAGTAGACCTCAAGCACCGTTTCGTCGCCGTCTTTGACTTCGTGCTTATACAGCTGACTAACGCCGAACTTATTGCGAAGCAGTTCAGAGGCGCGCATAAAGTAGTACCGTTTGCCTCAATATACTACACAACTGCTGTGAACTGACAAGAAACAATGCCGATGAAGTGAGAGCGATCCTCCAGTTCTATAGGGGTCGGTCCGGAAATGTCTGAAACGCGAGGCGCAACACTGAAAGTATCGGTATAGCCAGAAGCATTTACAGATGTAAGGCCGTCGATTACAGTCTCACTTAGAGATGACAACACTGCCGTTCCAGCAGACTTGGGGACGTAGATGTTGCACTGGATGACGCCAGAGTAGTAGTCCTGGGCTGCGCCTTGGTTTTGGAGGGTGGAACGGTTGAAGTTGACCGACATCAAGATGTACTTCTTGGTTTTGCCGGGTGTGGTGTAACGCACGTTGTCGTAAACCATGAGCACTGTGTTGTCGGCAGCTGCAACAGCATCGGTGACTGCTTTTTCGAAGGCCGCGCGGGCGTTTACGAGAGTCATGGTTTAGAGCTTGGTATAAGACCCAAACACACTGCTGCTGGATCCGGTTCGGGCAAAAATGCGTCCAGGACGCTTGTCACCGAAGGTTTCCTGCACCAAAGAGCGCATTTCACCCTGGATAAAGTTTGCCACTTTTGGGGACTCCAGGGCATAACCCGCATACTCAGCGGTGTTACCTATGTAAACGGTGGGCTGCCGTTTGTAGTTGAAATCGGGAACTTTGAAGCGAGGTTTTATTTGGCTACCTACAGGCTTCTTATTTGTGTGTACCCACTGGTTTTTACCCGGATCCCTGGCCTTGTAGATGTTTGACCATGGGGCGTGGTCTTCGCGCCTGTCCTGGGCTCGAACTTTTTGGGTAGATGCCTTCCAGCTAGACGCAAAAAATCCAGTATCTACGGGACTATTCTTTTCAGTGCTAAGACCTTCAACGGTTAGCTGAATAAGAGCGTTGTAATCGTCGTTAAGTTGGCGTTCCAGGTCGGTGACGATTTGGCCAAGACCTTTTTTCTTAGCCATCAGAACCTCACCTCAATAACAAAGAAGTATTCCTGACCGCCTTTGAATGTCCGAATGTCCGTTATCTGGGCAACACGACTTGAACCTGCGTATGTCAGAGAGATAGTGTCTTCAAACGTGGGTTGGTTGTCCCCGATTAGGTTGGGGGTCACGTAGAGCTTGGCTTTGCGCTCTTCGCGGCCTTCTTCTTCCTCTGAATCAATAAACTCGATTGGGGCTCGGATGTCGGAATAAGTTTGCTGTAAATCCGTGTACGCACCAGTTGAGACGTTGTAGTCACCAGAAACTTGGCGTAAATAATCAATCTCTACGTCTAGGCTGGTGCCTAGGTCTTTGACGACTGCTTCAGCTGCTTGGCGGAAGGCGGAATCTAATGCTCCAGGCATCTCAACCCCTCACAACGCGGACAGAATACGAGCCACTGCCGCCCAGACAATAAGCCCCGAGATAAGACTGAAGCCAAGG